AAATTCCTGATATGAAGAAAACGAAGCTGAACCACTACTAGGATCATCTGCTGTACTCCTAACATAAACTTTTGCGTCTACATCAGTAACAGAAGCACCTGTATCAACATTAAATCCAGTAACAGATAATCTTCGTTGAAAAGTTACTGTATATAAATCTTCCAAGTCAAGAACATTATCAAAAACATATTCGCCAGAACTTTGTACAGTATTAGGAAAATCCCAATTTGTAAGAGCATCACAACTTGTAACTGCATCCCATAATATGTTTCCACTAAGAACAATTCCATTTAAAGGGGTTGAATAGTTTGGTGCGACATATCTTTCTGTATTTGTAAAAGTTCCTTGAAAACTTGGACTATCAGTATCCTCTTTTCTATCTAGTATTAATGTTTTATTTCCTGTATCTGCTGTAAAAGTAACACTAGCTGGATTTGCACTCTGTACTCCTAATATATTTTCAAAAACTGCAAAATATTTACCAGAAATAGCCTCAACAATAGCACTAGAAGAACTACCCGCTACTTGTGCCAAAGAAGCAGCCGCACTAAAAGTAGCATTGGTGTTGGTGCTATGCTTTATGACTACATAGCCACCTGTAATAACATCAGTAGTTGTTGATGGTGTCCAACTTAAAAGTGCTTGGTTCTCACTTATTTGATTAATTTGTAAATTTGTAACATCCTCTGGTACTGTTGTTTTCTCGCCTATTACATGAGTTTCAGTATATGGCGCACTTGAACCATTTAAGAAATTCATAGCTACAATTTTAACCGTTAAGGTTCCAGTTCTTAATGCTTTAAGCTGCAAGTTTTGAGCCATAACATTAACAGTTTCATCATTATCATTATCCATTCTGTAATCAACTACATATTGAACAGTTCTTTCACGATCATGGACCCAACTAATATCGCAACCTATTAAAATATTTGCCCCTTCTTCATAGTAAAAAGTTTCAAAAGTTATATCTGTTACAGCATTTGGTGGTGCTCCTATCATCGGTGGAGGACTTGGAGGTGCAATAATAGGTGTATCAATACGAGCATAAATATCTGGATCGTACTTTAAAGCTGTAATTGAATATATTTTATCTTCACCTTCTGTTACTCCTAAAATTCTATATTTTTCTGGTTTAGTTGCATTTGTTTCGATTGCATAAAAACTACCAACAGCAGGGACTTGTGAAAAAGGTGTAGTTACTGAAATTTTAATATCATTGCGTTCAGAAGTAGGTCCCACACTATAAGTTGTAAATGTTCTTTCTTCAGCAAGACCTGTTGGTAAAACTACCATTAGTTTACCTGAGAGACTACCTGCTGTTTCGCCACTTAAGTCTCCAATATCTTCACTAGAATCAATAGTTATTGAAGTTATTGTAGAAGCTTTTACTCTGCCACCTCTTCTTGCAGACATTTTTAGGCTATCTGCAATAGATACAACCATTCCCGGAATAAGAATCAAACCAGAATCAATAGAAACAGAGAAAGTTACTGTATCAGTAAGGTATCTTTCTGTTTCTAAAATCCATCTACCTAATCTATTTGCTTGTCCTTGTGAATAACAACCAAGACTTTTAACCTCTTTGTGAATTACACCATATAAACGTACTGCATCCGCATCCTCAACTCTTTCAAATTTTACTTCACCTAGCATATCGTAATCTTGAAAAGCAACAGTTACGCAAGTATGTCTTGTTTGATGAGATGTACCGTTATATTGAAAAAGCCCATCAACAACATTACTGTTATTTATAACGTAGGAACTGTCAGTAGGTTTATCTTGCTTTATTACAAAACTACCTGATGAGAAAAAAGCTAAACCTCTAAATATACCTACAAGCTCTTTGATAACGGTGAAAACTTCTTTACGAGTATTGAGAACGATATTTAATGAAAAACGTGGCTCAACTCCACCCTTACCATCACTAACTGTTTCATTGCAATATTGTGAAATTGCATAAAAATCAAAAACATCTAAATATGAAGCATCAATACCACACCCATATCTGTCATTACGAAGCAAATCATATAAAATCCAGGCGGGGTCATTTGTCCAAGTAGCAGCCCCAAGCGTTCCATTAAATAAACCACTATACGTTATACGACCAATATGGGTTGTTGTATCTACTGTTGCATTATGGGGTATTTGTACTTTAATTCCACGAATTAAAAATTTTCTAGTTGGAATATTACCAAAATTTCTAGCATCAAGTTCTATAAAATTAATTGCACTATTTGGATATCTTAATTTTTCATCAACAATAGTAGTAAAAGTTTTCCAATTTATTGTGTTTTGTCTTTTTGCACTTGTTTCATCAGCACTTAATCTTGTTACACGAATATCTACAGGAAAAGATCCACTTAAACCTATTGTGTAAGATTTAGAATAAGCACTACTTGTTTTCCCGCTTATAGTTTCTGTTCTTACAACATTATATCCCCCACCATTGTATTGAACAGATAAACTAAATTGAACAGAATGGCCAATAATATCTCCTTCATTAGTAATTATTTGTAGAGTAGGTACTTGTATTTCAATTCTTACTCTATCGACATTACTATTTGTAATAGTTCTTGTTACAGCACCAGCAGATATGGTGACATTGGCATTAACAGATGTAGTAGCTTCAATTCCTTCTACTCCAGAAATATAAGTTTGTGTTTGTGATCCTGTTTTAGTTTCAAATGTATAACCAGTAAAATTTGTTAAAGCAGTATCATTTAAAAAAATTCCAGCAGCACCACCCTCTATTTGGTCAATTTCTCCTTCAGAAATAAGATCAAGCACCCTTGCGTATTGTGTACTTTGTAAACTGTCCGGATGTTCAATAGGATCTCTAGGTCTAGGTCCTTTAAAACCAGATCCTCTAATATTTTTATTTTCTTCTGTCATTATGTTGCAGGTTGACTATCTAAACCAAAACTTACCACAATACTACCCGTATAGACACGTCCATAACAAATAGGCACAGGCAACCCTTGTTCTGTAACATTTACAATACCGCTAAAGCTAAATGATTTTAATTTTGATGCCTCTGGAATAGATGGTGGACTTGGAAATAATATTTCATTTATACCTCTTATAGTTAAGGATATTCCCATAATTCCAGCAAGATCGCCAACAAAACCTAATAAACCAAATCCTGGCAATATTGCAGAAAGTCCTAATAATGCAATACCAGCAAAAAGTTGGCCTAAACCTCTACCCGCACCAGTTATGACAGGAACAATTTGAAGTACTTCCGCATCTGCAAAAGGTTCTAACATTGGCTTTATATTATCAGGAAATACTCTTTGTTTTCCTATCTCAACTTTGTAACCATAGCCATTTTGGTCATTATCAATAAACCAATTAGTTAAATCTGGAAAATTAACACACAAAGCTTTTATCGCTTGAGCAGGGGTCGTTACATCAAGTTGAAAAGTTGCTTGACCTAATTTCTTTTTTAACTCTCCATAAACTTTAATAGTTTTCATAAAGTCTTATGCCTAGCAACAAAAGCAGTATTTTTTATATAATACTCTCCTAGTATATCCCTGCTACTTAATCTTCCTTGCACATGATGTAAAATTTGTTGTTCACCTAAATATATTGCTGCATGATTTGGTAAATTGGCTTCTAAATGTATCAATAACACATCATGTTTTTGAATTGAATCTAATGGAACTTTTCTAAATCCTTCTTTATCATAATTATCTTCATATAAACTATTTCCTTTTTCCCAAAACTTATCATTTCTAAAATAGTCTCTTATTTCTATGTTTAATTCTTGTTTAAAATAATCTCTTACTAAAGAATAACAATCTACTATCCCAAAGTTAAATTCACGTCCTACTAAAGGTAATTCAAAGCCAGTAGGTTCAAGATAACCCCATTCTTCTGTTGTTGGGTTAACAATATACCAAGGCATATTTGATTTTTCACAAGATACTTTATCTCCTATACTTGGTTCTGGTTTGCTAAAAGGATGCGAATGTACTACTGCAATAATTTCTCCTTCATCCTCTGCTTTTACATAATCATTTATAGCTAAAACAAAAGTTTCTCTAGGAACATCAGAAATATTTTTGCAGCGCTTATATCTTTTTCTACCTTTTCTGACAATAATAAGGCCACAACATTCTTTAGGTGATTCTTCTTTAGCGTGTAATAATATTTCTTTCTTAAGCTCTTGATTTAAATTCATCTCTGATTTCCAACATTAGGGAATGACCCATAAGGTAAAGGAGTTAAACCAAACCTAGCCTTACAAGAACTAAGTCTTTTCCCACAAACATCATCAGCAGCACTAGCAACAGATTGATCATTTATATTAAAATAACTTGTGCCTGTATAACTACATTCAGAACTTCTATACACCCATTGGCAAACATTCGCTACACATTGTCTTTTTGGTATCATTTTCCCTTGCTGATCCATTTTGCTAATAAGTTCAAATTCAACTACATCCCTTGTTTCTAAAGATTTTCTGTCAATAAAAAATATTTCATCTGGAAAACGTGCATTTACATCTGCATTAGGTTCTCCATCTAAATACTTTTTTAGTGTAGTAATTCTTCTTACTTCACTATTGCCTAAATCATTACCAGGGAATAGTGCTGTTTGACTTGGATTTGTAGGATGTTGTGCTGTGTTTACTAATTTTAAAAGAGTTGTAATAGTTCCATTCAGGTTAGCAATAGCAATTTTAGGTCTTGGTATGCTTCCTTGTGTAGTAAGTTCAAAACCATCAGCTTTTATAGGTATAGCTGTATAAGTATTACTATTAAAAACTACATTACCAGTAAAACCTGCATTTAACCCCCCATGAAAATAATATTTACTTGCACCAACTACTGAAGCTACTGCTGTAGAAAATGTTATTTCAAATAATTCAATAATTTTATCAGGTGCAAAAGTATTTAAATCTTCAAAAACACTACTTATAGCAGTCCAAACAACAGTACCATCTGTAACTGTAGAGCCTACATCTGTTCCGAAAGTAGGTTCACTTGATCCTGTTGTACCTGCTGTAGTACATTTAAAAACTAAACCTGTCGGCAGTACTTGGGTCGATGCTACAACTGTTCCAAGACTTATAGCAGTATTAGCAGACCACAGTGCGTAAGCCATAATTAAACTTCAAATACCTGTATAAAAATTGCAGAAATAGTTGATCTATTTGCATAATTAATATTTTCACTCCAATTTTCGCATTTATATTTACCTTGAGCAGACACACTACAAGAAGTTACATCCCCAGTAACAGCAGATGTCGCATTTGTCTCAATGGTAAAAGTATTTTGTGTTCTTGCATTAACAATATAAGTTCCGTCATTTAAACCTGATGCAAAATCTATTACAACTTTTTCTCCTAAAGCTATGCCATGATTTGCTGCTGTTATTACTGCATTTTTAGAACCTGATGCTCTTACAAACGTACCTGATGTTGATATAGATTGTTGTGGTGGTGTAAAATCAAAACTTTCATTATCAAAAGCTCTACTGTTTAAAAAAGATTTTATAATATTTGCATTTTCTACAGTAATATTTTCCCAAGTCAAATCATATTGTTTTGGATTTTGATTTATTCCATAGGTTAAGCGTTGTTCAAATCCATCCCCAAATTTTACTACTCTTACATTAGGTTTTGAATTTTTTGTAAAGCCAAATGATGGTGTTATAGAAGGAAAAGTTGCCATAATTATGCTTGAGATAAAAGACCGCCAGGTCTTTGTTGTTTTACAAGTTCTTGTTGAACTGCTAGTCCTACAAGTTTACCTAATTGATTAGATGATTCATTATCACCTTGTACTTCAGTACCTGATGCATCTACATTAACAACAATATTATTAGATGCATTACCAGAAGCCTCAACCCCTAAATTACCAGAACGACCACGTTTTAATGGAAGGATTGCTTCTGGTGAACCAGCTTCACCCATCAAACCAAACTTACCAGAACCCCCAGATCCATATTTAAAAAATGTAGGCTCAGATACTACGCCACCTTTGGCATATTTTTTAACTAATCCTTGATTAAAAGCATTACCTTTTGCATTTGCTAAAAACGGAAATATTCCACCTAAAATATTTACCATTCGTTTTCGTACATAAATTCTAGTGAGATCAGCTAATATTGATCTTGTCATATCTCTAAAGCTTAATTTTCCTGTTAATGCAAATTTTACAAATGCATCTTCCATACCTTTTAAAGCATTAACAGTAGCATCACTAAATTGTTTACCAAAATCTTTTATAGAATCATAATAAGACTTTATACCTTCTTTCATTGAAATAAATGTTTCATTTCCTTTATCCTTAAGATCACCTGTCGCTTTTGTAAGTTTCTTTGTGGCTTGTGTAGTTTTATTTATTACATCTTCTAATTTTTTAAAAGGTTCAAATAAATCTGAATCTTTGAGTTTTTTTGAGTTATTTAATATTTCAGACAATTCATTTTTATATTGTTTTAAAAGATTTAAATTTTCTTCACCACCAACATAAAAAGTACCAAGATTTTTTAATCCTTTTGTTAACGTATCTTGTAAGTTAAATTCACCTATACCTTCAAAATCTTTAAAAACGTTACCAAGTAACGGTACATTTTTTAATTTATTTACTGTTTTATTAAAAGCACTTATAGCTTTATTCATAAATTGATTAACAGCATTCATTGCATCTTGTATTTTTTCAATAATGCCAATGACCATAAATTTTACAAAATTAAAAGCGTCTACAACAACTTTTTTTAAAACATTAAAACCACCAATAAAAAAATTAGCGACATTAGTTATAAATCCTTTTACTCTTTCTTGATTATTATTAAAAAATTTCAGTATTCTTGTAGTAAAGTCTTGAAAAATTGCACCAACAGTTGTAAACAAACCACCAAAATTTTCTTTTAGTTTACTTAACTCTGTTGCTAATCGATCACCAGCAGCAGCAGGTGAATCTGCCAATATTTTTGCGTTTTCGCCATAGTTTGCAAATAAGTGTTTTGCAAAACCCATAAAATCATCAAGCGTTACTTTTCCTTGCTCTAATGCTTTATCTAACTCAGCTGGTGTCTTATCCATAGATGCAGCAAACAATGTAAAAGCTCCAGGCAAGCGTTCACCAAGTTGTTGTCTGAGTTCTTCTGCCGATACCTTACCTTTACTAAATACTTGAGAAGTAGCTACCATAGCTGATCGCATATCTTCTAGTGATCCACCAGTACCTCTAATACCAGAAGCAACTGATAAAAATACTTCTTGAGCATCTTCTACAGACTTACCAGCACCTGTAACTGATGCCGTTAGTTGTGTAAATTGTCTAACTATCACATCTTGTGGTATTGCTAAATCTTTACTTGTTTTTGATAAAAATTCTTGAGCAGAATTATATTTTTCAGTATCTTTAACAACTAATTGTAAAGCAAGTTGTTGTTGCTTTAATGATGCATTATAAGTTGCTATTTCACCTAAAGACTGTCTAACGTTTCCTACTACAGCACCAGCAGCACCACCAACTGCTGCACCAGCAGCACCTCCAAACAAACCACCAACTGCTGCACCTGCAAAACCCTCTGCGCCACCAAAAATACCAGCAGCCCCAATCGCACCAGCAGTTCTTGCCAAGCCACCCATTCTGCCACCTATACCTCGTTTATTTCTTTTTTGCATTTTTGCTAATTGTCTATCTAATTTATTTGCTTCTCTTGTTGCTTCTCTAAATTCTCTACTTGTCATATCTACATTTCTTGCTAACTCTCTATATGAGCTAGCTAACGCACGATTACCATTTATCGATTTCTTACTTTCAGCAAATTGACTTCTTATATTGTCTCTTAATTTTTTTGATTCTTGACTAGTAAGCTTTGTAGTATTTGTTAATCTTTTTAAACTACTTGTAAGTCCACGCAATTTTTCTGTGCCTTTTACACCAACTAATACTTCTAATTTTGTTTCATTAGCAGCCATTATTTTTTATCCTTCTGCATAAGTTTCAATGCTTCGTATTCCATTACCTGTACTCCTTCAAACATAGCAACAGAATCTTTAACTGTATATATTTTACACAAGTATTCCAAAGATTTATAGTTTATGCCAGTTAATCCAGCCATACTGACATACCATTGTGTAGATAGCTTATAAAACATATTAACAATCTCTCTATTTTCTTCCCAAACAATACAATCTATAGTTCTTTTGTTTTGATTCTCGGCTGCGATTTGTTCTTCTGTTGCACCAAATGCTTTTAATGCTTCTACTGTCTCATCTATTACATCACCTTGTACCCAATACTTCGCAACCTCTCTTAGTTTTTTTCAGAAGCCCCTTTCATGCTTTCGCCATAAGCAACAATGATTGCTTGCACAATATAGTGATTTTCCATTATTGCTTCTAAATTATCATCATCAAAAAGCACCTCATTACCTTCCTCATCTTTGATTCCAGACCAACCAACAAGAACAGTTTTAACAAAGTTGTCATCACCACCATCAATTATCTTCTCGAAATCTTTACGACTAACATTTTTAAATTTAGCCGTAAATGTTTCTTTCTTAAATTTACCTTTATAAGGTGTCTGAACAGTTACATCCCAATCGTATTCTGTAACTTTTTTGAAGACTAATGGCATAAGTTAGGTCATTACTATACTTAGCTCATTATTACCTGCTGTTGTAGGTAATGCCAAGTACGGTAAGTTTAATGCATTTACACCACCAGTATCAGCACGAGTAACCTGTGTAATATCTGTTTGTGGAACATTAACAGTAACAATGTTACCAGCAGTTGCTCCAAGAACAATAGAACTATTACCTGTAGCAGTAGCAACAGCTTTAGCAAAGTAATCTGTTGTAGCTCTTACTGGCTCTTCTATAACGGCAGTACCACCAGGCGCACGATTAGTAATCAACACCTCTTGACTAGATGCTGTTTCTTTATATAACACCTCATTGTTAAGAGCCAAATCAAAAGATTCTAATCTCTGTGATGTAGCACCATGAAATGTTGCAGTAGTGACGTTTGTGTCATTTACTTCTAATGCTGCTGATTGATTAGCAACTGTAAATGTACCAGACATCGCTGTACTATCTGGAGCATTATAAATACCAGTAAATTCAAAATTTATTTGAGCAAACTGACCTGCATTCATTGAGATTGTTGCAGTTCCTCTGCATCCAGTGATAACGTGTCTTGTTGCACCATAAAAACATAGAATTGTACAACTAGAAAAGGATGCACTAACAGGAGCATAAGTAACACTAGTTGAACTTGCTATTGTTTCAGAAAGTCCACAGCTTTTTAATAAAGGTGACAGCGCACTTGCAGTGCCAGCTGCTCCTGATCCTGATAATTCAGCACCAAAAGATACTGCTACACGTTTATTAGCAAGTAATGTACCTTGTGTACTGTTACCTAAAAAGCCTTGAAAGGTAGAAGCTTGTACATTGTCAGCTTCAATTGGTGTTACTTCTATGTCAGTAACTTGAATAGCATTAGAACCAGCTACAGGAGTTGGATTACTCCCATATGTGGATTCAATCTTCGCTAGTAGTTTTGTCGTTCTTGTTAGAGCCATTGTCAGAGGAGGAATCGGTTTCTGGTACTAGTGTAGTCTTTCCTGTTTCTGGATCGAACATATATGTTCCACCTTCACCAGGATTAGGCACTTCTGTATTTAGTTTAGCCATGAAATCATGCAGCAGTTAAATCAGATCTACTTGTACGATAACGCACAATGAAATCTTGACTAATTATACCAAGAGGTACATCAGCCTCAACCAAACTAAAATCAGTACGATCTGGCGTTAGATCCAGAGCATACGAATTTATAGTCTGATCTGCCATTAATCTTAAATGAACTTGCTGCGTATATGTATCAGAATCATCATCAGGTATCGCAGCCCTAACAATTGTTGACACTCTTACCCTCATTGACCAATCTAACTTGTCAAAAAAGTTTGTACTTATTGGATTATCTTCTACTGGCTCAATAATTATTGCAGGTGTTTCTGCTCTAGCTAAAGGTTCTACTCTAGATCTATAAACAGTAGCATTAGTTATAGCATCTAGGTTTG